GTTCACATGGCCCCAGTTTCACAATCAAGCGCCCATAAATCACGATATCGCCGGTTTTAGCAACTCGCAACTGGATGATAGCATGTTGTGGCCAGATCTGTTGGCTTACATCCGATTGAATCTTAATACTTCGTACAAGATTGACGGTGTCTATTCGCGTGAAGCTAAAATTGCTCATGCTAAGGAAATAGCGCTCCGTTATTTAGACGAAGCTAAGATCGGTGTAGCTGACAGAGTTTCGGCCGACTTTGTAAATCGTGTCCATCACACCGTGCAGAAGAGCGTCGATCAACGAGACGACTGCATGTTGATGGCTCAGAATAATGAGTTGCGAAATTTTTGGCCCGCCCCATCACAGATCTTGCCCAGAAGATATTGGCCACGAATAATTCTGGTAGCCGCGGTGGTGTCTCCGTTTTTAACATCAAGAATGGTCACTGCTGTGATGAGGGCAAAAATGTTCCTCTTTCGTCGTTTGGCACAAACGAACGCGACGATCTTGGCCAATGGAAGTGTCCTAGCGTTAAAGTCAGGTCTGGAGATCTTCGGCATGACAAGCATTGCATTTCTTCGAAGTATCTGGAGTGGACTGGTCCTCCCCTTCTGCACCGAAACCCTACCATCGTTATGCAGGGGTGTGCTCATAACGTGCTCGAGTCTCTCGAGAAGCGTTATTTCAAAGTAACTCCAGATCCTAAGCCCAAATTAATAGATTGGGCTTTGGTGGATCGCATCGTTGACGATCTCGCCAGGCGCATCAAGGAAAATTTACAACCCTTCGATGCCCCAAACTTTTTGCGCAACAAGAAAGGTAGGTTGCGCAGCAGGTACACCATGGCTTATAATAAGATCCTTAAGCATGGATTGGACCTGAATCGAAACAGCGACATTGCTGCTTTCGTGAAACTGGAACGGTACTATGAGGGTGGTAAAGCACCTCGTATGATCATGGGTAGGAATCCCATGTTCAACATACCATATGCCCAGATCATTGAACCCATCGAGCGGGCTTTCTTCTCACTTGAACAAGTAGCGAATGCTTGTGATTACGTCAAGTGTGGTGAGAAGTTTAGCAAGTTGGTCGGTGAATGGTTTATGGAGAATGATATGTCAAAGTACGAGAGTAGTCAAAGGTTCTTAACTTTACAGTTGGAACACCTCGTGTACAGTCTAGTTTTGCCAGAGCAGTGGGAGCTGATCGATACCCTCTTTGCGTATAAGATCCGCAAGAAGGGACATACTAACACCGGTGTAAATTTCGACTTTGTCGAGTGCCGTGGCTCAGGAGATATGGATACTTCTCTTGGGAATGGGATACTTAACTATATCTCAACTCAGTATTTCTTAATTAAGAATTACTGTCCACAGTGCGAGCTTTCCGCTTGCACAATCCCCGGGTGTAGATCTTACAAATTCGTCCTTAAGGGGGACGACTCATATGCTAGCATTCCACGTTTTTCGAGGTATGTCAATACCTATGAACTTTTTGGTTTTGATGCCAAAATAATCATACGGAAGCAACCTGAAGACGTGGAGTTCTGCTCTGGACATTTCCCAG